CGAGGTTTGCTCCACCTCCAGAAACTGCATCAAGTCCAGTGTGCCACAAATCTCCAGAATCGTCCAAATTGTCCGCAGTTATGCGTATCCAGTATGCCGAGACATCTTGTTCTGGGTTGTAAGTTACCTCAGTAACAACAGCCTTATTATTTGGTCCATTCAGGAAAAACTCAACTTTTTGTATTCCACTGTAATGAAATGCCATAACACCAACATCAATGTACTCTGGATTCCCATTTCCACCAACTGTTTGAAATGGTGGGGTAATCCACCTACAGACTGCGTTCTTGTCAGATCCTATCTGTTCCGATTGTATCTGTGCGGCAATTGACACATCGGGTATCAGTCCCTGTTCAGTTAGTTGATCGGCTATGGATGTTTCTGCGTCTCCCCTCCAAATACCAGGACTACCAGCAGCAGTTCCAAACACTACTGGGTATGGTTGGTCTAGTGTAGTGAAGGCGTTTGTTGCTCCGCTTGGAGTAATAATTGTTGGTTCAAATGGCATTAGTGATCCTCACTTATTTCAATATTTTTCAATTTTTCAATCCCAATCTCTTTTTTGTGTTACCGTGAGATTTAAATTTGCATCGATAATTTGTACATTTGTAGGTAGGCTGGCAAGGTTGAATGCCATTGCTATCCTAGTTGGTGTTCTTGGCCTGGTTTGTGTTGTAATCTGTCCAGGAGCATTGTCTGGTCTTTGATGACCATCATCCCAAGGATTCAACAATCCTATTGCCATTTCTGGCATTGTATTGAAATCTGGATTTGGTCTAAGAGTTGGTGGTATATTTTGAATGTCGCTCCATCTCTCAACGGTTTGTGTCCCAAACACATTTGGTTCGTGAAGAAACATGGTGTCAAACTCGGGAATGATTATAATCTCACCATCTACAAAATTCTGAGTGGATGTAGCATTCCGTTTTCTCTGAAAATCTCTCTTGTTTATAAAGTCACTACGCATGTTATGTTCCTATGAAGTAGACTGTTGCGCCATTTATAGTTGATGACACATACATATTATTGAGGTTGTTGGTTTCTATGAATATCTGATCACCTGCATAGAGTGGGAATCCTATCTGTGTTGAAACTTGATTATTGAAACCTACGAATACAACTCCCGAGTTGCTCAAGTCACTCTTGAAATGAATTCCGCTTTCGAGGTTCAAACTACCCATCTGTGTTCCTCCAGATGGTGCTGCAATCCTACCAGATGTTCCACCTGTGGGTTGGGCTATCCTCTTGACATCTACATTTACCGCATTCACTCCATCTACCTGTGATGCAAGTTTATTGGGAGATGCTGAAGTCGCTTGAAAGATATTTTTGATGGCGGTGCTATCGGCAGCGACTGTGGTTGCGCTGGTGTTTATTGCACTTGAGTTCAAATCAAAAACTTGCAAGTATTTTAGGCCAGAAGGACCAGTAGTAAACTCAATATCATTTATCTTGTCTCTTACATCACCTGTGATTCCAATATAATCACCGCTTGCGCCAAGCACACGCGCTGTATTGACGCTGATGTCGTTCAGGTGAGTGAGTCCCATGCCCATGATGTTCACCGAACCAGTTACCGCAACTGGTACAGCATCTGATCCTGTATATCCTACGATTGGGATTGTCTTGGATAGACCAGTTGGATATGCAAGCGAGATGCCACTCATGGTGACATCACCGATGCTTAGACTTCCAACATCAGCCGTTACAGAAATAGAACCAGATGCAAGATAAACAGCCAAGGCACCGCTGGCATCAACAAGCATCGGCAACTTGGTGTCATAGTTGTTGATGTTTGTGAGGCCATGAGCGAATGTATTGACGGGCCATGCACCAGATAGACCAACGACGCGGACTGTGTCTTCTACATTTCCACTAATAGAAATATTTGCATTTAGAGTTGGAAAATCACCAGATGGGTCTGCTGATTTGGTGGCTCTTAGCAATCTGGTGGGGAATCCATCTGCTATACTTACAGAGTATGGAGAATCCACCGTATAGTCAATATTTACAGTATTCAATACAGACACACTGTCAGAACCATATGTCAATGAGCGGATGTCAAGGTCAACAGCGGTGACACCAATGGGCCATCCTCCTGAGTAACCGACGATGCGAACTGTGTCCTGTCCCGCAGCACCCGCTGTGGTTGGATCGCCAGCGGTCAATGCACGGATGCCTAGATTTGTTGCAGTGACACCGACAGGCCATGCACCCGAAAGGCCAACCACGCGGACAAAGTCTGCGCCAGGTGCAAGTCCCGTGCTTGGATCACCCGCAGTCAGGGAACGGATATCAAGATCCGATGCAGTCACCCCAACTGCCGTTGCTCCAGCAACTCCATAAACTGCAACATTTCCATTGATTCCAACCTTCAGACCAGCACCAATGGATGTTATGGATGTATTGACATTTGCACCAGAAGTCACTAGGTTTACTGGCAGACCAGTGCTGCTGTTTACCCGCATGGCTTCTCCAGTGTTTCCAAATGCAATCTTGACAACCTGAAAGTGTGCATCATCATAATAGTCTGTGGCTACAATTGCTCCACCCGTGCCTGGATTGATGGTCAAGTTGTCATCGTAGATGTCGGACATGTTTTGGGTTCCTTTTTGATTCTATTTGTCTTTCTTATTTATACTCCTTGACAGCACCATACATAAGGTACAATCTTCACCATGATAGACCCCACACAGATATCCACTCTCATTGAACGCATGGTTTCTAATAGGAAAATCTCCTATATGGAGGCTGTCCTTGAGGTCTGTGAGGAACATTCGGTAGATGCTTCGCTTGTTGCAAAGCATCTTTCCAAACCTATCATCGAAAACATTGAGAACGAGGCAAGGCAAATCAATCTTCTACCGCGGAAGAAATCATTGCCTTTTGCTTGACACACGCCGTACACGCTGTATACTCAGCACATAGTCAGATACTCAGTACACCTAGCACAAGGAGAAATACATGGCAAACGATTTCGCAAGTATGAAGAAGAATTCCAAGAATGCAAGCAATCTGCTTGCAAAGGAACTTGAGAAGGTCACGAAGGGTGGGGGTGAGAACTCCTACAAGGATGACCGCATGTGGCAACCAGAAGTGGACAAGACGGGAAATGGCTATGCGGTGATCCGCTTCCTTCCTGCTCCCCCAAGCGAAGATCTTCCTTGGGTTCGTGTCTTCAGCCACGGCTTTCAGTCAAAGGGGGGTTGGTACATTGAGAATTGTCCCACCACCATCGGACAGAAGTGTCCTGTCTGCGAAGCCAATAACGAACTTTGGAACAGTGGCAATGATGATGACAAGAACATCGCCCGTGACCGCAAGCGGAAGTTGTCATACATCAGCAACATTCTCGTCATTGATGACCCTGTGAATCCGTCCAACAACGGAAAGATCTTCCTCTATCGCTATGGCAAGAAGATCTTTGATAAGATCAACGACAAGATGAATCCGCAGTACAAGGACGAGGATCCCGTGAATCCATTCGACTTCTGGCAGGGTGCGAATTTCAAGATCAAGATTCGCAATGTTGATGGATATCGCAACTATGACAAGTCCGAGTTCTCTGCTGCATCTCCTCTCCTTGAGGGCGATGAGAAGGCTCTTGAGGCTCTGTGGCGCAAGGAGTACCCGCTACAGGACTTTGTCAAGCCAGATCAGTTCAAGCAGTATGGTGAACTAAAGACAAAGTTCCAATCTGTCATCAATGGTTCATCTACTGCAAAGGCAGAGAACATGGATCTTTCGGAGGATGAAGAGGAAACTCCTCAGAAGAAGTTCACCCCGAAGTTCCCTGCGGCTGAAGCGAAGTCACCTGGTCGGGAAGCAAAGCCAAAGAGCAAGACAGAGGATTCCGATGAGGATGATGATGCTCTTGACTACTTCAAGCGACTCGCAAACGAGTGATTTTTATACATATTGGTGTTCGCCCCAGTCTTCTCACTGAGTCGGCGTGGGGACAGTGCAAGCGTCTCATTACGCTATTCACTGCGCGTCGGGAGGTAACTCACCCGAACAGGGAACTTCGCTACCGCTGCCTCTTGTCTAAACGCAAGAGGCAGTTTTTTTATCCACAAAGATCTCTTACCCTAAATACTGGCATGAAGAAAGACAAGCAACTCATTGAATCATTGAAGACCATACTTGCTTCTGACGATCAGTTGAAGAAAGAAAGAATCAAGTTGCTCATGGATATCGGATTCTTTGGGTTGACGGAGAAAGATAAAAAATCTTTGTTAAATCCAAAGATGCCAAAAAGGAAGAAATCAAATGGCACGAAAGAAGAAACTGACAGAGAAGCATGAGTCTGATTACTCGTTTGCTCGTCGTTGTGCCGATAGAATGAATCTTCCGTGGCAAGCAATAGTTTCTAATCAGAACTATGTTGACATCATAAGAGAAGCGCGTTACAATAACATGTCCGTTAGTGAGACTGTGGCCCACTTCAAGGAAGTGCTTTCCGAGAAGAAGGATGTAGATAAGAAGACCAAGGTTCGTACACCAGGTCAGATGATGGATATATCAAAGAGGAGCAGAGACTTTCCTACTCCTCCATGTGAAATGGACAAATGATTGAAGCAATATAACTACCAACCAATCCAACTCAACCTCCCCGAACTAAAAGTTCTTGAAACAAAGAACGGAAGAGTCTACATTACGCCATCGGGAAAGCATCTACCATCCGTCACCACGGTCACGGGATTCGAAGGCAAGGACGGAATTGAGATATGGAAAAGATCGAATCCACGCGAGGCACAGAGAGTTGTTGATCGCGGAAACCTCATTCACTCAATGATGGAACATCTCCTCAAGAACGAGGATGTTGCTCTTTGCGAACATTCTGCTGTTAATGAACTCTATGAAATGCTCAAGAGCCATGTTGAATCCAAGATCGACAATGTCTATGCACTTGAACAGCACATGTGGAGTGAGAGCGTGGGTCTTGCGGGTCGAGTGGACTGCATCTGCGACTACGATGGGAAACTATCAGTGGTTGACTTCAAGGGTTCCACTCGCGAGAAGTACGAGAGTGGGATCAAGAACTACTTTCAGCAAGCCACGGCATATTCCTTGATGTTTCAGGAACTCACGGGACGCAAGATCGAACAGGTTGTGATCCTGATTGCCTGTGAGACAGGAACTCTACAAGAATTTATAAAGAAGCCCACGGAGGGTGTCCCTGGGCTTCTTAGAGCGATTCAGTTGTACAAGCAGTGGTATCAGTTGAATCCAGTCACCGTCGAGTTGTGATTGACATAGCGAACCTTTACTGGTAGAATCTCGCCTGGTGCAAGGCTGACTCGTCTTGCTGCTGTGGCGGAATTGTCGCGCCATAGACGAATGTCTGCGGTGATGCCAGCGGTTGTTCCATTTAGAATACCACTTGCCCCGCCTGTCCATCCTCCAGTTGGGATATTGAATGATTCTGTGTACTGCATATTCATATAGAGATTCCTCCTAATCATATTTAGCATGGGGTCGATTTAGGAAATCCCGAAATCCAACCATATATAGATGTATAGGGTTTCTATTTACAAAGGAGAAACAAATGGCAGATTTTCTAGGTACGGCTTGGTGGAGTGTTCTAATGTTCGTTGCTGGTGCGCTCATCGGTGCGCCACTCTGGAAGTGGGTTTCGACCAAACTTCCTTGGAACAAGTGAACAACTGACCACAAGCAAGGATCAGGGATACGGTGGCAGCAATGCCACCGTTTTCTTTTATACATATTTTTATAAATTCACGGAGATTCAAATGAACCCATTCACGCGCAGAGACTCGTTGGCAGATGTAGCATCAAATACCTTGGACAAGAGTCGCAATCAGACCCTTATTGAGGCTCTTCTTGAGTCCACATACAACACAAACCACAGGTCTGCTATCGATGACCGCGCCTTGTTCTATGTCGAGAAGCCAGAGAATATGCAAGTCATCAATGCATTCATCAAGAGATTCGTATCTGGTACCCATCTTGATCCAAGCGACAGATTGAATCGCCTCTTTCTTCAGTTGCAGACAATCGGTCTTCATGTCGATGACGGAGACGAAAACTTCATGTTGAATGGAAGAGACGGAACATACAATGTGTATCAGTATGGAAGAAAGACAAGCGATCATCCAGTCACTGGTGATCAGTACATCGATGACGAGATCTTCCTCCGCTCTCGTATGCACGGCAAGTTGAAGATCAAGACATCGATGGTTCCTGGTGGACTCTACATGATCGATGCCGAACTTTATATGGCATCTTCAAAAGGCAAGCACGACTAATCCATCATGTGTGAAAAGCCTCTTTGTGATGAGGACTTCCTGTCCTTCGCCCTTCAACATTATGACAATCCTCAATGCGGCTCCCTTGAGGAGTTCTATGAGGATTTAGACAGGATCAAGTACATAAAGAGGCTGATGAATCGTGAAGATGGCGATCTTGGACAGAGAAACAGGTTGATACTGAATCATCTCATCATAATGACGAATGTGTTTGGAATAGAAGAGGGAAATAGAATACTCTTCTACAGAATGGAAGAGAAGTTTTACCCGAGATTGAAGACATTTCTATATTTTCTGAATGTTCTTCACCTTGAGATACCAGAAGCAGATCTAGCGGCCATTCCCATGGAACAGGGACTGCTGGAGGAACTGAGGAAAATATGAGCAAGAGTTACGAAAGATTCCTTGTTGAGAGCATCGAAGCCGAGGCACGGCTTCTTGTTGCAGAGGCAATGCTCGACCAAGACAAGATGGATATCCTTGAGATGTTCTTTGATGAAGAGGTTGCAAACACGGCCTCTGCTCCTGGTCTTGCCATGGTTTCGGATGGCGAGCCTGTCTCCCCCAAGTACAAGCAAAGAGAGTTTGGTAGAGGCATCTGGCGCAGGAAGCCAAAGCAAAAGTCCGATCTCATGGAGATGGCACTCAAGAGGAGCAAGAAAGCCACCACGGGACATCTTGAACATGTCGCGGACTATCTCTACCATGGTGATCCATCGGTTGCCATGAAGCACATGACTGCCATGCATCAGAGGTTCAAGGGCAAGATCACCAAGGGACATCAACCATCCCTCAAGGTCGATGGCGGTCACAGCATCGTGATAGGTCGCCATCATGATGGAACTCATTTTGTCCGCTCCAAGCACGGCAATGAGGATGCCACCTTCACAAGCGAGGAAGACATTCATAAGACAGGCAAGGAACACTATGTCCGTGACCTCATACCCGCTCTGCGTCATGTCAAGAAGATGAACATCGAGCCTGGTCATGCATTTCAGGCTGATCTCGTCCATCATACCGATACCAAATCGGAAACAGCAAAGCCAAATACGATCACCTACAAGACAAAGCCTGGTGCGACATTGACCATTGCCGCTCACTCGCAGTATAAACTTCCCAAGACAGGAACAAAGGCATGAAGAAAGTCTCAAGCCATCCAGATGTGAGTCAGATACAGGGTGAAGGAGTCCATGCTCCCGATCTTGCCATCAACAAGAAGATCAAGTTGTCCCTTGCAGCGAATCGCGACAGGCAGATCACCAAGCATCTTGCCGCCGCACAGAAGCACCTGACTCCAGAAGTGCATGAGTTCTCCCGTAGGCTTGCAAGTGGAGAAGGTGTTCACTCGCAGATGCATGACATGGTGAGGAACTACTCCAACACCGCAGCAAGGACAACGGGACTCCGCAGCGTCGAAGGGTTGAAGGCTCATGCAAAGAAGTGGGTTGACAGAACCACAAAGAGCGAGAAGGGTAGGGCAAAGAAACTCGGTGAACTGCACAAGGACATCGATGACAATGTCCACCACTTCAAGGCATTGTTCAAGGCACACCATCACATCGCTCAGGCAACTCACCACATGCTTGATGAGTTCCGTGGGCATGAGCATCAGTTCGACATAAAGACACATGATGGCGAGGAGCATGAGGGACTCGTATCCACGCTTGGCAAGGGTAAGAATGCCACACAGGTCAAGTTGGTTCGTCAGGGTCCGAAGGGATTCCCCAAGAAGAACTTTGAGAATCCAAGGTTCGCCAAGGGACAGCAGTCCGAACCAGTGAATGAGATGAAGTTGTCACTCGACATCACGAACACCTCGCTCATGGAGACACACTACATCATTCATGACGTTGATGACATCACCATGGATCAGGTAGTTGATTTGATTCCCGTCGAGGAACTTGAGATGCTTGCCGAGGGTGCAAAGCGCAAGATCGTCATTCGTGGTGGAAAGAAGCGCATCGTCTTCAAGTGTCCAGAGGGACAGAAGTTGGCAAAGCGTGGTGGCAAGGCTTGCATCAAGATGGGTGGGGCTGAGAAAGCCAAGAGGTCAAGACAAGCAAAGAAGTCTGCTCGCAAGTCCAAGAAGAAGAGAGCAGCAGCAAACCGCAAGAGAGCAAAGTCTTTGAAGAAAAGAAAGTCGATGGTGCGATGATATGAACAACATGATGATGCGAGTGGCCGCGATATTTACACTTGGAGTCATGATGATGGGTGTCAAGTGTACATCTACACCATCTACACCAAAGATAGAGAAGCCAACCACACCAGTTGCAACAACCGTGTATCAAAACATTGAGAAGGTTGAGACTGCTACTGAGAACATTGCTGCCGAAACAGAGCAAATCAAGCAATCTGCGGTTGCTATAAGTGAATCAGCAACGATCATCAAGGACAGCACGGATGATCCAAAGATAACCGAAGAGGCATCTAAGATCGTTGTCGAGAGCAACAAGGTCGAGAATGCAACCATCTCAATACAGAAAGAAACAGAGATGGTCAAGCAAGAGATAGTGGCAGAGAAGACTCAGCCATTGCTTAATCAGATCCAAGAACTTGAAAAAACCAACAGCGATTGGAAGAAGAAATACGATGATCTTGTGGCTGCTTCCACAGCAGAGATTCAGAAGATCGTTCGCATCTTCTGGATGGTTGGCTTTGCCATGATCGTCGCTGGCATGATCGTCGCATACTTCCACAGAATAATCGGTGGTATGATTCTATGCGCTGGATTCGTATCTGTTGGTCTTGCTGCCGCAAATCAATACTACTATCAGGAGATCGCAACCGTTGGTCTTGTGGTCTTCATCATAGGATTCCTTGTATCCGCTGGCTCAGTTGGATATCTCATCTTCCGCTCCAAGAAGACAGAGGAAGCAGTTGCCGACAATGTGCAGTTGCTTGAGAGCATCAAGACCGAGGTTCCCGAAGAGGTCAAGAACAAGATCTTCGGTGATGATGGTATTGCTCGTAAGGTTCAGAAGGCATCGACTCAGAAGATCGTCAAGGAGATTAGATCCAAACTCGTCAAATAGACGATAGGATCAACTCGCCGTGCATCTTCTTGCAGATGTAGTAGGCATCAACGATATCAGACACGGGGGATGCAACATCTCTCTTGTCGGGTGTCATGATGGCCTTGAGGTCGATTCCCGTTTCCTTTAGAAATGCCTCATGCATAGCGGTCTTGTCAGCATTGCCCTTGCCACTACCGAACTTCTTCACTTCTGTTGGTGGTATGATAGTCACGGGAATGCCTTCACTGAACAACTTGTACTTTAGGACTCCCGTGTTCTCAGCGATGTGGAAGACCTTTCCCGTGGCTGAGTATGCATATCCCTCAAGTGCGACTTGCTTGACATTCTTGAGGATATCCACAGCCCAATCAGCGATGCTCTGATACCGCTCCATGTCTTGTTCCCACTCAGAGAACAACTCTCCGTGGATGTTTCCAAGAAAAACCTTTGCATACTTCTTGGTATCTGTCAGGAAGTAGAAGCAGCAGTCATCGAACGAGAACTTTGCACCACCTTCAAAGACGCAGATGCAAGGACCACACAACGAGTAGTCGATTCCCGCGATGATGTGTAGTTCATGACCCATGCAAATATTTAGGTTATTTGAATACAGGTTGGAATCCAAGTGAGTCGGCCATTCCTCGCTTTGCCAAACGAGTTGATAGACTATTCTTTGAACGCAAGTAACCATCTATGTTGTTCAATTCTTTCATTCCATAATATTTCCATTTTGGAAAATTGGAAGAATCAATGGTGAACTCAACATAGTTTATGATGCCACCAATAGCATCTGAAAAAATCCCATCAAGTTCGAGTTTATCTGATTTTTGTGATATCTTTTGCAGATATCTTTCTACTGCAACGCAGATATATCCAACAATCAATGAATCCTTGTTTGAATGAGTAACTACTTTTCCTTTGTTGTTTATGAAGTGATTCAGTGATTTTTCTGCCTCTACTATTGGCTTTAGAGACTGAACTTCTTTGTCATTTAGCACAGTATCAACAGACTTTCCTAGTAATGTCTTTGCTGTTCCGCCCGAAGACAAAGTATCCACAAGTTTTTGTAGAGTTGTGGTAGGAGTATAGTTGGTAATTACTTTCTTCTGAGTGAGTAATATGGCACCACTCAATGGACCAACTGAAGTGCTTGAGTCTGCAATAACCTCAAGTAATTGTTCTTCCACAGACCCCTTCCAGTTTTTTTCGTTTATACCATTTCTTTCACGAAGAACACTGAGTATGTCTTTTGCTTTTACTGTGTTGGTAGTGGTGCCAGACTTTGCCGATATTCTCATCGAACGCATAGCAGAGTTTGCTTCGTTTAGTTTTTTCTTTGTACTTTGTCTAGCATGTGCTGTTTTTTTACCATCGCTACCAACGATACGAACTTCATAATCAGTCAATGGAGTATTTGCCGCAGATGGATGAAACACAAAACATTTCTTGGGATTTGGCGTATCACCAAATACATTGTTCTGCGTTGACCAAATAGGACCAACAACTTCAGCAAAGTATTTTTGTATATTGTTTTTTTGTGCGGTGCTGAGTTTAGTTGCATCGCAGACTTTTTTAAGATCTGCATTGCTTATCTCGCCATTGGCATGTTCAACAAGTGACATCATGTATCTTACAGGATGATCTTTGCTTGATAGTTTATTCACTACAGACTTAACAGTTTTTACATACTGCTCAAATGCGATTTCTTTACCAGAAAATCCAAAGTCTTTTGGTTTGTATTCAAATGCCATTACTCACCTCAAGTATTATGGTGATCGTTTCTTTTTTCTAGTAGTTGTCTTTTTCTTCTTTCTGCCACTTGAGAATCGCATCTTTGACATTGGTCTTGCATCTTCTCCACCAATATCCATGAGTTTGTTTCCAGCCATGTGGGCTAGTTCTCTTGTGAATATCTTTCTTGTGGTGGAGATGCTTCCCTTGTCCCTGATTGGGCTACTTGAATAGGCATGGCAGAGTCTACCAGCGCATCTACTTGCAAACTTACCCAATCGACCCGCAAAGTCAAGCACACCTTCGCTGAGTTCCTTTGCCCCACCGACAACTTCTGCACCAGGAATGGTTGCTATTGCAGTCTTCTTGGCATCGGCTTGGTTCAATGCCTGTACAGTGATCTTGCGAGGAGTCCTTCCCTTCTCGCCCTTGAGCCTGTACTTGACGAGATATGTTTTCTCGTTGGATGATGACTTCTCTTTTGATTCTTTATCTTTCTTTTCGGCCATGGTTCATCCTAGCATTGGTCTGTCGCCGCTGTTCAACTTGGACAGATCTATTTTTTGGTTCGTTGCGGGGCGGAAGGAGTTGATTGTAGGCTCTTCCTTGGGTGCCTCCATCTGAGGCATCTGCTGTCTTGGTTGGTTTGAGAATCTTTCTCTGCCCTTGAGGACGCTCTCTACCACGGAACCCTTCTTGGGCTGCATGGGAGCCTTCCTCATTTCATTCACAACCTTCTTGGGCTGTGGCTGTTCCTTGGGCATGGGATCGTGTGTGCGGACTGAGATTGTTTCTCTTGGCACATCGAACTTGCGCTCTATTGATTCTGAAAGTTTCTTGAAGGTAGTGTTCTCTGGCAACCTTGAGGCACCGAGACGCTTGATGTTGTCATCTGATGAAAACTTGTATTTCATGGCTTCAAAGGTTTCCTCGTCTTCGAAGATGTGAAGAACTGAACTGTTGTCCGAATAAAGAGTGAATAATGAGAACTTGCCAGACAAGTCCGTATCATGACTCTCCATGAGAACTCTAGTGATGCTTGATGTTAAAGAATCGGCCATTCCAAGATAATCCTCCATGATGTATTTATGAAATAACAGGGGAGAGGTTTTACCCTCTCCCCTTGTGACTAAGTTTAACTAAGTTTGATTATTCGCCAAGAAGATCAGCGAGTTCTTCGGACATCTCGCCAGTCTCTGCGAAGTGAGCAAGGATCTCTGCGAGTCCTTCTTCCCCGTAGAGTTCAAGACCTTCTGCGAGGATCTCGTCAAGGATGTCCCATTCTTCAGACATTGCTCCTATGCCACCAACTCCAACTGTTGGAGCCTTTGGTGCTGGCTTTGCCGTTGTAGTTGTACCTGGTCTACGGTTTGATAGGAGGTTTCCTCTTGGGGCAGCACCAGCAACTCCCTTAGAAACAGATGGAGTTGAACCCGATGGCTTTCCTGAATTCTGCATTGAGTTTAGGATCTGTGCAAGTTCAGATGCATTGTTTGCAGTGCGGCCACCAATATTGATCGGCCACTCGTTTAGTTGAGCCTCTGCAAGGATATCAAGTGCTTCTTGAACATCAGCAACGGAAACGGTTGGCTTCTTTGCTGCTGGCTTAGATGAACTCGTTGATCCTGGCTTGCGACTTGAGAGTGGATTGTTTCGTGACTTCATGCCACCCTTTGATGCACCCGTCGAAACAGATGGCCCATCATTCTGCATTTGATTTAGGATACGGGCAAGATCTTCTGCATTCTTTGCACCGTAGACACCAGAGCCACCCCACCCAGAAGATGATGCTGCTGCACGCTGTGTGTTTGAGCCACCTCTTCCAGATACGCTGGAGAGGTTCTTTGCTGCCGATCCCTTCGCAACACCCATTGCTGTGTCAGCAACGCCGACTGATGGGCCTTGCTTTCCACTTCCTTGCTGTGATGCAAGCCATTGTGCAAGTTCAGTTGCGTTCATTGCTCCACCGATTGCCGATGAACCCCATTGGAGATTCGATGGCTTGGATGATGCAGTCGAGGAAGTTCTTCCGCCTCTTACACGGGCTGCACCCTTTGATGCACCCACTGATGGTGCAGAGACAGCCTCATTGACTGACTCTACGAGTGACTTATATGCGTCTCTATTGATTGCCATTTTCTTACCTTTCGTAGTTTCGAAACTATTTGAGTGCGCTGATAGGTTCTAGAATATCAGTGCGTGTTTGAATATTTAGTATTTTTGGCATTGCAACCATCAAGGTTCTTCTTCCTATTGAGGGTCTTTACGAATAGTTGATGCTTTAGTTCCCGAATGCGTGGTCTTGCGGGTGTCTTCACTTTTGCCATGATCTATTCTCCTTTGTTTACTTTCCCTTTAGTCTTCCGAACTTCTTTTCGTAGTTGTAACGCGCTCTCAGGCCAGCCTTCTTGATCTCGGGAGTAATTATGTCATTATAACCAAAATCTCCGTGACGAGCATCCATGCGGAACTTGGCCTGTGCCTGTTGACGCTCTCTCTTTGCTCCCTTATCGGTTTCCCTGCCAAACAACTCTGCCGTGCGAACCTTCGTGCGGAAACGGGAGATTGCATTGTCATGCTGTGTGGCTAGTTTTCCTGCCTTGAGAGTATACTTGCCCTTCTTGGAAAGGCGGCTTCCCGCACCCCTTACTGTCTCTTGTGTTGCTTCACCACGACGAGCCATACTTGCCTTGTACCTTGACTCAAGTCCAGATGCCACTCCATGGAGTTTGGCATACTTGTCTCCCTCTCCCTTTTGCATGGCAGCATATGCTGCTCCCTTGGCCCTGCGAAGTTTCTTGAGGATGCCTTCTTCAAGGTATCCTGGTGCAACACCCTTTGGTTCAATGCCTCTTGCTCTTAGTGCAGCAGACTTCCTACGCATACGAGTCTCCAATGCACCGACTGCTCCTCTACCATCGGAGAGTTGCTTGTCCTTGAACCTCTTCTTCTTGAAGGATCTCTCCATGTAGTCCTTCAGATGCTCTGGAACTCTCTTATTTCCCTTGACATACTTGCGGATGATACGCATACGCTTGGCGGATACTGCTTCATCCAAATCAGTTTCTTCATTGAATGCTTTGTTCCACTGTGAATCGCGTTCCGTCGAAGTGCTTGGTCGTGGAGCCATTGCTCCGCTTGATTGGAGTCTCTTTGTTGCTTTCTTAACAAAACCACGCTTCTCTGGACCTCGTAGGATTGCCTTGTTCCTTGCCCTGCTAATAAGGGCATCAGTCAATTCATCCAACTGTTCTTCTTCATCCAAACCCAACTTGTTTTCCTGCTTGGCAAGGTTCCATGAGTGTCCGTACATGACTTCCTTCCAACGCTTGCCGTATTGCTTCTTGAAGGATGCCTTGACCTTGGGATCGGATGCCCAATCCTCATAGCCAGGTGCTGCCTTCTCTGCAAGTTCGATGTCCTCATTGGTGAGTTTTGGATAAGGCTTTGATCTATAATCACTCAATTTCTTCTTTGGCTTTACTGGCTTTGGTTCTGGTACATAAGTCGTTGGATAAGCCTCATCCATCTTGGCCTTTTTCTTCTTGGAGGTTGGCTTCTCTTCCTCTTCGCCTTCATCCTCCATCTCGTCCTCGTCTTCTTCCTCTTCGCCTTCATCTTCCATTTCCTTGGAAGCGATCTGACGAGCCTTCTCGGTCAACGAGTTGAGAAAGCCTTCCTGTAGCATCTGTGCGCGTTCCTTATCGATTGGATCGACCACGGATGCGATTGTTTCTGATAGTGATTTAAGATCTCTAGTCTTCATTGTTATTTCCTTTTAGAACTTCCTACCAGTGAGCATGTAATCTGTATTATCTTGGGGAGTTCCAAGTGTATCTACTACTCTTCTTCCGATGTTGCGAAGCCTGTTTTTTGCTTTCA